CTTGCCCCTGTGGATCTCAGCCGTGATCGCTGCGTTGATTTGGCCCTGCTCCCGTGCCTCTTCCCTCAGGTCGTGGAGCGCGGTGAGGTGGCCCTCCATCGAAACTCTATCCCTCTCCGCCTCCTTAATCTCTTGGTCGATCAGATAGTTTCTGAGAAGTGGGTTGTGATTCAGTAACACACTGCCTTGGCGTTTAGCTGCGGCTCGATTCTTTGTATACCCTGCTTTTACCGCTGCTTCCGTTGCATTCTGTCCTTTGAGATACTCTCGAGCGAACTTCTTTTGCTTTGGGTTTAGCGGTTGCCATCTCTTACCATCAGGGTCGATATACCCATTCCCGTCGTCAGCAGGCAGCATCGCAGTGTACTGTAGGTCTTTCATCAATGAATCCGAGGGCTGGTGGAGTGTCTTCTTTATTCTAGAAAATAATATTATTTATAAAAAGTAAAACTTTCGCTCGCGGCCTCTCACATCTATTCTCTGTTCTCAAACTAATAGAACTCATAGTTTCTATTACTTTTCGATCAGACTAACCACGGCCCCTGTCCCTCGTATCTATTGCATTCTTTCCTCAATCTATTACTTCTATTACTCTATTAGTCAATTCTGTTAATTTTTTTTAAAAAAGTTTTTTTTCTAAATAGACAATATCAGTGATATTCCTAATCGTTTCGATAGGCACAAAAAAGCCCGCTCGAGGCGGGCTAATCACAGTTAGTGGTAGGTGTTATTCTTACCAAGGTTCTAATGGCCATCTCTTAGCTTCATAAAACCTTGCGTGTGAAAAATCCCAAATGGTAAACAAGTGAGCTTTGTTCTTGTAAGTAAATGTAATCACGTGGATATGTGGTGTAAAGAACTTGTGTTCTACGTTCTCAACTCCTGGGAAGTTACAAAAATCTAGTGTTAACGCTTCTGGTTCGTAAGGTATCTCGCCCGAGTTCAGTTTAAAAAATGCATCTGGATTTGCTTCTACGATCCCATTCCAATCTAGCTCGTCCCACCAAAAATTATCGTCGAGGAAATAATCTATAAGGTCTTGACCTTCGAGTCTTATTCCTGTTTCGTGTACTTCAGCCATACTTTCTCCTTTCTATGGTAAGTTTAAACGGTTTCGGCGTGGCCTTCTCTCACGCTCAAAGGCAGTTGTAAAAGCTCTTCGAAATAGCGGTAATCGGTTTGTGCCGTATCACCGTCTTCATAAATAACTTTAACGTAATCATGGAACTCTATCCCATCATTATGTTCCTCTTCTTGAGTCCGTCGTATCATAATAGCCCCTTCGAAATGGTCTATCACTGTATGTTTTTGTAACCAGTCCCTAAAGGAATCTTCAGTCGTTAATTTGTCGTAAACCATATCACGAGCTAACTGGTAAAGTTTATTGTATGGGCCTGGCCCACGCCACTCCCGTACATAATGGAACGGTTCCCCATTACCGTGGCTAACGATTGGTTTCAAACCTAATTCCAACTCTACTGTTCGTAGAGCTTCTTCGATCCGCTCGTCGCCTTTAACAATCACTTGCTCGGCTACGATCTTCATCGCTTCTTTAATATCCATACTTTCTCCTTTCTAAAGTAAAGCGCCCCTTTCGGGGCGCGGTTACGGTCTATACCTTTAATGCGTTGTATAGCTTGTATCGTAAGATCGTCTCGAGATCTACTTCCCGTAGTAACGGGTTAATAAGATCGTGATGCACATCTACTCTACCGCCTTGTTCGTGCGAGCTATGTAGTAACGCATCCCACCTCTTGTGGTCACTTACGTGATCTTTATAGTATTGCTCTTCCTTTGCCGGTCTCGGCTGCGTACCCCTAATCATATGGTACAAACTACGTTCCCATGACTGTAGGTGTAAACCATTCATACCGTATTCGTAAAACCACCAAACTATATTATTATCTTGGTGGTCTATCCAACCCGAATCGTCCGTCACGAAACCTTTCTCGTCACGTTTACGTTCTGACCAATGGGTCGTCGTAGGTATTTCGTATAACCCTTCCCATGAGCGGTAATGCGTAGCTAAATTGCCATCCGCTAACTGGGTCAGGCCACGGTACAAATCTGGGTTACGGTATTTCAAATTATGTAACCCCGCCGCAGTCGAAACTAATACGCCTACCGACATAGTCTCACCAAATTGCAAATCGACTTCTATCATCCCGAAGTTATCTAACTCACGGTCGTAAGTTATTTCTCGTGACGGATCGTCGTACCAAGCTAATGGCGTTCTATAGTAATTATCACGGTCTTCGTTAGGCGGTATATCGTCGTCGTAACACCACCTAGTCGAATCGGTAAACCACCGTCGTAATACAGGGGTATACGTTTTTGTTTCGTAACAATAATCTGTAACGTAACTACCTTCGCTAGTACCCGCTTCGTAAAACTTATCTAGGTGCCTAGCTTTAATGTAATGCGCTTGGATACTGTTAAACCCGTCTGGTTCTTCACTCCACTCGCATATCTCTTGGATAGGCGCGATCAGTTTGTTAATGTCACTGGCGATCGTTTTTAACGTCGTCTTATGGGTAACGGTCTCCCGTGGAAGATCGTTTTGGGTTTTAAGTTTAGTGGTGATGGTATTTCTCCTTTCTATCGGTTTAATTAATTAAGGCGTTCAACTCGGCCTTAATGCTTCGTGCTTTTGGGCCGCGCCAAGTAGTCGCGTTACTTAAAAAGTAACGGACAATCGAATCGCCGCTATCTACTCCGAAGCGGTCGTTAGTGTCAATCAAAAAGTGCATGGCGTCTAAGTAAGGTCGCGCTCCGGCGTTTACTTTTTCTTGCCAATCGTTTTCGATATCGGCTGCAATCACATTTAATGATCTACCCATTTCTTTCTCCTTTCTTTTGGTAAACCGTATTCGGGGCGGTTTTACCCGCCCGTATTTTTATTATACCGCGCCGAATAGCGCGATTATAAAAAACCACTAAAAAACCACTAGCGGGACGGATTAAAAAGTTAATCTTTCTATTGTCCCGTCGGTATCGTGTTTATAGCGGTCAACTAATTTTTCGTACTCTTTAATCTGATGACGTAGCACTTGTTTATCAAACGCGCTCGTATTCTCATCAAGATCGGCGTGGTCTGCTTTGATATCCCAGGCCATATTCGTAAGTACTTTATCTCGTGCTACGTCGAGTGGCGTTTCGTTATTTTCGTTTCTCATATTAAAGCCCACCCCGTCGAGGCTGTATTGGTCTTAACGAGCTTGCCGTTTTTGCCGATGTAAACAGGTACAAAATCACAAAAGTCTGGCGACTTTCTGCTAGTGCGAACGTAATACTCGCACCCTTCCTCTGGTTTAAAATCGCGTAAACGCTTCCTTCCTAGGGCTATACCAAGCCCTTGATCTTTCTTACTTATCCAATACATATCGTCTCCTTAATAAAAGTCAGGGGGCTTTCGCCCCCCGTCACTAGTCTTCCCAACTAGCAACTTCTACGAGGATATCTCGTACAAGGCTGTCGGTCAGACTACCACGCAGTCGAGCAAGCTCGTCGGTGGTAAGGCTTTCGCCTCCCTCCTCAAGCTGCTTGACTAATCCGTCGAGAATTATTTCTCGACCGAGTGCGATGGTCTCTGAAAGCATGCTTTACCTCCATTGACTGTTCAGTTACTTCTTCGATTTTAGCGAGGTCAACTCGCAAATCGATCAACCACTGTTGGTAGTCATACCCTACAGGCCATCTATTATTTTCCATGCGCTCTCCTTTCTACTTTCCGATGTGTTCAATATCCGACTCAGGAATAACCTGATACGCTCCTTTGTTATACGCTGGTGCGATCGTCGCTCGAGTAGCGGGTCGATCATCACGGCGGCTAGTGCAATCCATAGTCACTGGTCGAGATGGGTAATTAATCTCACGGTAAGCCTCGGGTCGAGGCTCCCGTGGTTTAAGCGGCACGAATGGCCGCTGCTTAGGTTTAGTGTTACGAAGCATTTTGTATCGCTTAGGCATCTCGAACGTACTCGTCTGCATAATCTGCTTCGCACCGATCCTCGTCGACGTAGTCATCGTCGTCTTTAA